GTCTTGCTTCGATTCCGGCGGCAGTTAACAGGCGTAACGTTAACTGAGGGTGACCATCCAGGGAGGGTGACCGTGGCGGATTCGGGTTCGCTGCGCGTCAAGCGGCACCGTCAGCACAAAGCCGGGAATCATTCGATATGCCGCCCAGGTTGCGGGGGAATCACGCGGGTTCCGGTGATTCCAGCGAAGAATGACGGGGCTTGGGGTGATCAGGGGAAGATCACGGAGCCCCTGCTGGCGATGGCTGAACTGGCCGCGCAACTGAAGGCGGCGTGTGAGGCGAACCCGGCGGATGCGGTGCTGGCACGGGAGTACCGGCTGACGCTGATGGAGCTGGTGAAGGGAAGCGACGGTGACAGCCAAGATCCGTTCGCTGAACTCCTCGCGGAACTCGCCGGGCCCGTGCCTGCCGAGGTGGGCGACCGCAAGGACTGACCGGCCGACGCTGGGCGGCCGGGTGGCGCTGGTGGCGGAGAAGCTGGGGACGCCGCTGATGCCGTGGCAGCGGCAGGTGGCGGACGCGGCGCTGGAAATCGACCCGGCCACCGGCCGCCTGGTGTACCGCGAGGTCGGGCTGACGGTGCCGCGGCAGTCGGGGAAGACAACGCTGATCCTGGCGCTGGCGGTGCACCGGGCGCTGGCGATGGGCAGCCCGCAGCGGATCGTCTACACGGCGCAGACCCGGGCGGACGCGCGGAAGAAGTGGGAGGACGACCACCTGCCGATTCTGCAGGGGTCGCCGTTCGGGCCGTTCTTCCACCCGCGTAAGAGCGCCGGCAACGAGGCGTTCCTCTGGCGGAACGGGTCGCTGCACGGGATCATGGCGGTCACCAAGAAGTCCGGCCACGGGCCGACGATTGACCTGGCGTTCATCGATGAGGCGTTCGCCCAGGAGGACGCCCGGCTGGAGCAGGCGTGCAAGCCGTCGATGATCACCCGGCCGTCGCCGCAGTTCTGGGTGGTGTCCACCGCGGGTGACCTGAAGTCGTCTTTCCTGCGCGCGAAGGTGGACGCGGGACGTAAGGGCCGGTCACGGCGCAAGGCGTATTTCGAGTGGTCGGCGCCGAAGGACGCGGACCCGGCGGATGAGGCCGTGTGGCATGCGTGCATGCCGGCGCTGGGGCACACGGTGCCTGTTGAGGCGATCCGCGCGGATTATGAGTCGATGGTGAGTGAGGGGAACCTGGCGGAGTTCCGCCGGGCGTACCTGAACCAGTGGCTGGATGAGGTCCCGGCTGAGTGGCTGGTGATCCCGCGGGAGGCGTGGACGGCGCTGCGCGCGGCACCGGTGGCCAATGGGCAGGTGGCGCTCGCTGCGGATGTGTCGCCGCGGCTGCCGGGGCGGGACGTGTGGGCGACGGTGGCGGCGGCGTGGCTGCGCCCGGACGGGCGGACGGATGTGGAGATCATCGAGCACCGGCCGGGGACGGCGTGGCTGCCAGGGCGTTTCGTGCAGCTGGCCCGCAAATGGCGGCCCTGTGCGGCGGTGATCGACGCGGTGGGCCCGGCGGCGTCGCTGGTCGATGAGATCGAGGGCCTGGGCGCTGAGGTGGTGCGGCCGAACACGCGTGAGGTGGTGCAGGCGTGCGGCCGGTTCTACGACGCGGTGATGGACTCGGGGACCATCCGCCACGGCACCGGCGGCGAACTGGGCGATGCCCTGGACGCGGCCGTCGCCGGGGCGGTGAAGCGGGACCTGGGTGACGGGTGGGCGTGGGACCGGAAGAGCCCGGACGTGGACATTTCACCCCTGGTTGCGTGCACGCTGGCCAGCTGGGCGCACGCGAAGTTCGCTAAGCGGCAGGCCCCGTATAACATGCTGAGGAGCGTTTCGTGACCACCTTGACCGAGCGCATCCCGCTGGATGAGATCACCGGGCAGGCCCGTACCGTCCGCCCCGCGCGCACCGCCCTGACGCTGATCGCTGCGGTGCTGTTCGGCCTCGGCTGGATCACGGCGCGGGTGTTCACCGTTCTGTGGTTCTCGGTGATGTGGTGCGGTGTCGCGGTGCGGGAGGGGTGGCGGGCGTCGCACGGGCCGTCGCGGAAGGCGGCGCTGGCCGCGCAGGCGGCGCAGATCGAGGACATGAAGGCCCAGCTGCGCCGGCTCGGCGGCTGATTATGCGCCGGGAGGTGATGTATGAGCCTGGTGGACCGTATTAACGCGCGGATGGCCGAGTCTCGGCTGCCTGCCGAAGATCGCGTCGTCGGCGGTGTCCCCTGGCGTTTACCGCCCCTGGGATAACCCGTACTGGCGGTTTGACATCGGCGGCCCGGTGCACCCGACGAAGGCGTCGGCGATGGGCGGGCAGGAGCAGGCGCTGCGCCTGGGCGCGGTGTACGCGTGCGTCAGGTTCCTCGCGGAGGGCGTGGCGAAGCTGCCGTTGCAGCAGTTCCGTGAGGTGGGGGCAAAGAAGGTCAAGATCACCCCGGGGCAGTTGCTGTCGAAGCCGTCCGCCTATCTGAACCAGTTCAACTGGCTGTACCAGTACGTCACCAGCGCGGCGCTGCACGGGAACGCATGGGGGCTGATCACCGCGCGGGACGGGTACGGCAACCCGGCGACGGTGGAGTGGCTGCCGCCGGAGCAGGTGACGGTGGAGGATTCGTCGCCGTGGAACCCGGCGAAGGCGCGGATTTACTTCGCGGGGAAGCCGGTGGACCGGGACCAGTTGCTGCATATCCCGGCGTTTACGATCGCGGGGCGGACGGCGGGGGTGTCGCCGATCCGGTATTTCCAGTTGCTGATCGAGTCCGGCCTGGACGCGCAGGCGTACGGCGGTGACTGGTACAAGTCCGGGGGGATTCCGCCGGGGACGTTCAAGAACGACCAGTACGAGATCGACGACGAGCAGTCGGCGCAGATCAAGCGGCGCCTGGTGGACGCGCAGCGCCGCCGGGAACCGTTGGTGCACGGCCGGGACTGGACGTACACGCCCATTTCGGTGCCGCCGAATGAGGCGCAGTTCATTGAGGCGCAGCAACTGACCGCCACGCAGATCGCGGTGATTTACGGGGTGCAGCCCCGCCGCGCCGGCGGCATCCACGGCGACTCGCAAACGTACAGCAACACGGAGATGGATGCGCTGTCGGAGATCACCGACACCCTGGACCCGTGGCTGGTGCGGCTGGAGACCGCTTTGGGGGATTGCCTGCCGTCAGCGCAGTACGCGCAGTTCAACCGGGACGCCCGGCTGCGGACGACGACGGAGGCCCGGTGGCAGGTGTACCGGACGGCGCGGGACATCGGGGTGCTGAACGTGAATGAGATCCGGGAGCTGGAGGACCGGCCGCCGTTGCCGAAGCCGACGGACCCGACGGATTACGACGGCACCGACTGGACGCCGCTGGTGATCCAGGTGTCCGCGGCGCGCGGGACGAAGGAACTCCTCGGTGAGGGCGCCGGTGCCACACCGGCCCCAGTGCCGCCGAAGGTGCCTCCGGCGGGGCAGCCCGCGCCGGTGCCTGCGGCGAACGGTCACGGCAAGCCCCGCAATGCCTGACAGGGCCGCTGGCGAAATCACCAACCCCGAAGGCACCGAGCGGCTCCACGAGTACTGGGTCCACGGCGAGGGCGCGGCGAAGATCCGCTGGGGCGAGCCGGGGGACTTTGACCGGTGCGTCCGACACCTCGGCAAGTACATCGCCGACCCCAAGGGGTACTGCAACCTCGCCCACCACGCGGCGCTCGGGATCTACCCGGCGACCCACGCGAAACTAATCAAGGCAGGAAGGGATGCCGTCATGCCGGCAGAAACCCGTGCACCGATGGACACCGCCAGCCAAAACGACCTGCCGGACGACGCGTTCGCCTACATCGAGCCCGGTGGCAGCAAAGACTCCTCGGGGCGGACGGTGCCCCGGTCGCTGCGGCACTTCCCCGTCCACGACGCCGCGCACGCCCGTAACGCGCTCGCGCGGGCCCCTCAGTCGCCGTTCGGCGAGAAGGCCATGCCCAAAATCCGGGCCGCAGCCAAAAAGTTTGGAATCCAGATGAGTGACAGCGACAGCGGCCGGGCTGGGTGGGGCGGGGAGACCGAGCGCAGGTTCACCCCCGGTGTGATCGAGGTCCGCGCCGCCCCCGACGGGCAGCGCATCGGCGGGTACGGGGCCGTGTTCGACGCCCTGTCCCGCAACCTCGGCGGGTTCGTGGAGAAGGTCGGCACCGGCGCGTTCAACCGGTCCCGCGCGGACAACTGGCCGAACGTGGTGTGCCGGTACAACCACGACCCGAACATGGTCCTGGGCACGTCGGCGTCGGGGTACCTGCAATTGTCCACCGACGGCGTCGGCCTGGACTACACGGTGCTGCCGCCGCAGTCCCGCGCGGACATCCTCGAGCTGGTGGAGCGGCGGGACATCCGGTTCTCCTCGTTCGCGTTCCGGTGCGCCACCGGCGGCGACGAATGGACCGTGACGGACCAGAACTACCCGATGCGGATCCTGCACGACGTGGAACTGGTGGACGTGGCACCGGTGCTGGACCCTGCCTACCCGGACGCGTCCGCGGGGCTGCGGTCCCTGGCCCGGGCGATGGACGCCCCGTTCGACGAGGTCCGGTCGATGGCCGCCGGTGATGAGCTGCGCCGGTTCTTCGCCCGCACCGACCGGCCCTCCTACCAGCCGCCGAAGCCGCGGATCACCGGCGCGGCGGCGAAGATGAAGCTGATGGAGAAGCGGTTCGGCCCGGACATCGGCTGACCCGCCTCTGCAGGACAACTGAATAGCGGTTTCAGGCAACGCAACCGAGGCCGCGCACGGCAAACCATTCACCCCCATCCCTGGAAGGGAGCAGCCGCCGTGGCAAGCGAGGTTGCGAAGCGCCTGCAGGACCGCAGGCAGTCGTTGTGGGCTGAGGCCCGCAAGTACGTTGAGGACGCGGCCACCGAGAACCGTGACATGACCCCCGAAGAGCAGGGGACGTGGGAGCGGCTCATGGAGGAAATGGACCGCGTCGACGGGCAGCTGGAGGGTGTGCTGACCGCGGAGAAGCGGCAGTCTGACACCGACAAGGCGTTCGACGCGATCGGCCGCCGCCCCGCCGAGTACCGCCGCGGCGGCGACGGGTACTCCCACCCCGCCGATTCCGACGGGCGGGACATCAACGCGGAGATCCGCGCGCTGATCCGCGGCGTGCAGGGCGCCCCCCGGTCGCTGGAGGTGAAGCACCAGGGCGGCTCGTTCGGCATGGAGGAAGTCCGGACCCTGTTCAGCAACTCGGGCACCGGCACCGGCGTGGTCCCGACGGACTTCTATGACCGGCTGATCGCCTACCTGATCGAGGTCAGCGGGATCATGCAGGCGGGGCCGACGGTGCTGAACACCTCCGGCGGGGAGTCGCTGCAGATCCCGAAGGCGACCGCGCACGTGTCGGCGGCGGTGTTCGGGCAGGGCGCGCAGATCACCTCCGGTGACCCGACGTTCGCGCAGACCACCCTCAGCGCGTACAAGTACGGCCGCACCATTTACGTGGCGCGGGAACTGATCGACGACAACTCCGTCGATTTGCTGGGGTACTTGGCGATGCAGGCCGGCCGGGCGGTGGGGAACGCGTTCGGGTCGGACTTGATCCTCGGCGCCGGGTCCACCGTCCCATCCGGTTTGACGTTCTCCACCTCCGCCAGCCCGGGTGTGACGGGGCCGACGACCGCCACCGGGCCGACGGGGGTCAACTGGGTCACCGGCGGCCCCACCTACGCCAACCTGGTGGACATGGAGTACTCCGTGATCGCCCCGTACCGGCAGTCCCGGTCGTGTTACTGGATGTGCGCGGACAAGACCGTTGCCGTGTTGCGGAAGCTCACCGACACCGTCGGCCGCCCCGTCTGGGAACCGTCCACGGTGCTCGGGTCCCCGGACCTGCTGCTGGGGAAACCGCTCGTCGCCGACCCATACGTCCAGGCGGTCGCCACCGGGAACTTCTCCCTGTTCTTCGGCGACTTCGCGCAATTCTTTGTGCGATTGGTCGGTGGCATTCGATTTGAAAGGTCGGACGATTTTAAGTTCGACACCGATTTGGTCTCTTTCAGATGTTTGCTTAGAGGCGACGGAACCCTAGTGGATACAACCGCCATTAAGGCCTTCAAGGGAGGTTAGGCGTCGCTTCGACGTGGTACCCTTCCCGGGACAGAGTTTTTTGCTCACCCGGGAAGGACCACGGCGATGCCAAGAAGCAAGGACGGGCGCTGGCAAGCGACTTGCCAGATCTGTGGGAAGACGTTCGATCAGCGGCGCCCCAGTATCGTCACGTGCTCGTTCGCCTGCGGGGCGAAGCTGCCGCATAACCAGGGCGGCTCACAGCCGACCGGTGGCCTGGAAGCCCGGCCGTGCATCGTCTGCAATAAGTCATTCGCGCCGTACCGCGCCAGTCAGGTCACCTGCTCACGCAAGTGCTACAACCGGTCACCGGCCGGAATAGCGTCATATGAGCGCGCCCACGCCCGCCGCCGCAATGATCCCGAGGTTGCCAGCCAGGTCCGCACGTACGCCCGCGCGTATCAGCTGCGGAGCCGCTACGGGATGACCGAAACGGAGCATGACGCCAAACTGGCGGCCCAAGGTGGCGTCTGCGCTATCTGCGGCAAGCCGCCCAAGCCCAATGGCCAAAGGGCGGCCAGCCGCCTGCATGTTGACCACGACCACGAGACTGGCCGCAACCGGGACCTGATCTGCCTTGGCTGCAACAGAGGCCTTGGTTACTTTTTCGACGACCCGGCCCTGATGCGTGCCGCGGCCGAGTACATCGAACGCCACAGGAAGGATGTTGTCTGATGGCGAACCTGCCTCCGCACCAGACGCCCGACGGCGGCGGCTCCGACGAACAGCAGGCACCCCCGCAGGCCGCAGCCGGCGTGAAGATCGCCGGCCTGGACCCGACGCTGGAACCGGGCAACTACGGCCCGTCGGTGTTCGGCGCGGCGATCCCGCAGGGCACCGGCGCCCCCGGTGGCGCCCCCGGGCATGAGCCGGGTGACTCCACCCTGGAAACGGGGCAGTTGTGGGAAGGCTTCTCCGGCCTCGGTCCCGCTGACATCGCGAACACCGGCGCCCCCGGGTCCATGGGCGCGCAGGCCACGGCGGGCGGCCCGGACACGGTCACCTACACCAGGCCGGGGTCGGCGATCTCGGGGACGAACAAGACCGACACGGTGCACGACAGCATCTCCGGGCATGACGACTGGACGCAGGCGATCGACGGGTCCTATGGCGGTGGGCCGCAGTTGCCGGGGGTGGCGGGGAACATGCCCGACGGCACCGGCGCGGGCGGCGGCCGGGTGCTCCGCGGCGGCCGGGCGGTCGGTTAGCCATGCAGGATCTATCGGGCCTGCCGCTGGCTAAGACGGCGCTGTGGGTGTCGTCGATGTCCGGCGGCAACACCACCAGTTCGAACGCGAACGCCATGTCAGCGCCGGGGTCGGTGCCGGTGGACCCGATGCCGAACGCGAAGGACGCGGCGGACCCCACGGTGGGGCCGATGCAGGACGTGCCGGTGGGGAAGCTCGCCGAGCGCATCGACAACTCATACGCCCCGTCGGCGGTGTCGTGGAAGGAGACCCCCAGTGCCTGACGCACCAGACCCGATCGTGTCGCCGCCGGGGCGTGACTGGCAGCCCTACGACACCTCCGACGGCTCCGGCGACGCCGGCGGCTGGGCGAAAGTGGGCGACAGCCCGCCCGGCGGGTCGCAAGCCTTGTTCAGCACCGACTTCGCCGACGGCCCCGGACCCTGGCGCCAAACCTGATCCCCCTCTTCAAGGTCCACATCCCGCCGCGCGAGGAACTGCTCCCCGCGCTTGAGGAGACCCTCTACTCGGGGCAGGTGGGACAGGGCCCGAAGGTTGAGCAGTTCGAAGCGGCCCTGGCCCCGGTGGTCGGGAACCGGAATGTCCTGACCGTCAACAGCGGCACATCGGCGCTGCAACTGGCGCTCCGCCTCGCCGGGGTGCGTGGCGGGTCGGTGGTGACGACGCCGATGACGTGCGCGGCGACGGTGCTGCCGGTGCTCGCGGAGGGCGCGGAACCGGTGTGGGCGGACATCGACCCCGCGACGGGGAACATTGACCCGCTGGACGCGGAGCGGAAGCTGCGGGCGGACACGGCGGCGATCCTGGCGGTGCACTGGGGCGGCCAGCCGTGTGACATGGACGCCCTGCTGGACGCCGGCCGCCGGCACGGCCTGCCGGTGATCGTGGACGCCGCTCATGCCCTCGGCGCGGCGTGGGCCGGTGAGCCCGTGGGTGCACCAGCGGCCGACTTCACTTGCTTCTCCCTGCAGGCGATCAAGCACATCACCACGATCGACGGCGGCATCCTCACCACCAGGGACGCCGCCGATTACCGGCGGGGGAAGCTGCTCCGCTGGTACGGCATCGACCGGGAAGCCGAGCAGGCCGATGCCCGGGTGGCTGCGGACATCGGTGAGTGGGGTTACAAGTTCCACATGAACGACGTGGCCGCGACGATCGGCCTCGCCCAGCTGCGGCACTTCAACATGGTGACCGGCATGCACCGGGTGAACGCCGGTTACTACGGCGACGTCCTCGGCGCACACGTGCAGACCGCGGAGGCGCACCCGAAATCACGGGGGGCGTGGTGGCTGTACACGCTGCTTCTGCGTGACGGCGGGGAGCGCTCAGCGTTTCAGGCGCACATGAAGGCCTCCGGGGTGCAGGTGTCGCGGGTGCACGGGCGGCTGAACCGGATGACATGCTTCCGCGACTACCAGGCCGGCCCGCTGCCGGGGGTGGACGAGTTCTTCGAGAAAGAGACCTGTATCCCGGTCCACTGGGCGCTCACCGAGGCTGAGCGGCGGCAGGTGGCGGACGCGGTGATCGAGTTCGCGGAGAAACGATGATCACGTTCGGCGTCATTGACGGACTTGAGGCCGCCGAGGTGCTGCGGGTCCTGCGGAACGAATGCGCGGAGTGGATGACCCGGGACACCGCGCAGATCACCCCGGAGCGGCAGCGGGAGTTTTACCGGGAGAAGATCGCCACCGGCCATGTTGAGGGCTTCCTTATGTTCGACGGCGGCGACCCTGTCGCGTATGGGCTGCTCATCTGGGACGACGAGGGCCGCGCGTGGTCGTCCACGGGGGTGAAGGCGGACCGCCGGGGTGAGGGGTTCGGGGAGGCGGTCACCATCGAGAACGTCCGCCGCGCCCACGCCCACGGCGTTCCTATGTGGGCGGAGGTGCGGCAGGACAACGCCGGGCAGCAGAAGATCTGCCGCCGCATCGGCTACCAGGTGACGGGCACCATCGAACGCGGCGGCCATGTGGTGGACGTGATGCGCTGCGACGAGCTGGCCCCGTGATCACGGTCATCACCCCCACCTACCGGCAGTGGCCGGACCTGCGCCGCGCGATCGCGTCCCTGAACGGGCAGACGTTCGCGGACTGGCAGCATGTCATCGTCGCCGACGGCCCCGACCCGCAACTGCGGGGCCGGTTGCGGAACCTCGGGTACGGCGGCACCGGGCAGCGGGTGCTCGCCGAACTGGGACGGAACTGGCACGGGTTCCTCGGCGGCGACACCGCCGGGCAGCCACCCGGGTCCCCCGGCACCCGCGGCGCCCGCGGGTCACGGGCAGTGTCCGCCGCCCTCGTCGGCACCTACCTCGCCGCCGGTGACCACATCGCCTACCTGGACTCGGACGTCGAATACCTGCCGGATCACCTGGCCGTGTGCGCGAAAGCCCTCACTGGCGGCGCGGGCTTCGCGTACACGCGGATGCAGCGGTACCTTGACGGCCGGGTGTGGGATGTGATCGGCGACGGGAACCCGGGTCACGGCCGCATCGACGGCAACGCGGTCGTCCACCAGGCCGCGCTGCTGCGGTCGGCGAACTGGCGGTGGGGCGGCGACGCCGACTGGGATCTCATCGGGCGGTGGGTGACCGGCGGGGCGTCGTGGGAGTTTGTCCCGGAGGTGACGGTGCACTGGCATCACGCGTCGGCGGATATCTGACCTTCCGCTTCAGGGAGGACCTGGGCCGCGTAAATCTCACGGATGGCGCGCTTGCGGGGCGCGTCGATCCAGTGGCCGTGCAGCACCTGGAACTTGGCGCCTCTTGGGGGCACCTCGCAGAACCAGCGGACCGTAAAGCCGCCGGCGTCGTTCCACTCTTCAAGGATCGGGACCACGGCCAGTCCACGGTAAAGAGCATCGGGCAGCGGCTCACCTTTAGTCTCGGCGAGTTCTGCCAGCGGCGGGTTCAGGTAGATGCTCGTTTTCTTGCCTTTAGCCATACCGCCACCGTACCGCACATATACCGCAAGGGAAGGGACGGTCCCCGTGCCGGTGAGTTTGCACCCGTGAGGATCTTCGGCGGCCATGATGGCGGCTCCGGGTGCGCTTTAAGCCTGGTACCGGGTGCTCCTCCCGTTCGCCGAACTGGCAAAGCACGGGTACGAGACGAAAGCCGTCTCGTCCAGTAAGCGGGACGGCGGCAAGGGCGCCACCAAGGGCGCGATGGCCGGCCATGACGTGATCGTGGCGCAGAAGTGGGACAACCACGCCGGCCTCGGCGTGTGGCGCCGGCAGGCGCTGCGGTCGAAGCTGGTGTACGAGCTCGACGACGACATGTTCAGCATTGAGCCGGTGAACTTCGCGCCGTGGCAGCAGTTCTCCCGCCCGGAGGTCCGCGACGCGGTGGTGCACGCGGCGCAGACCGCGGACCTGGTCACCGTCTCCACGCAGCCGCTCGCTGAGGTGATGCGCGAGTACGCGGCGAATGTGGCGGTGCTGCCGAACCATGTCCCCGGGTGGGTGCTGGACCTGCCCGCACCGGCGGGGGAGCGGCCGGCGGTGGGGTGGCATGGCGGCGCGTCCCACGGCACGGATATCCGGCTGATCGGCCGCCCGGTGCGGGAGTTCCTGAACCGGCACCCCGGGTGGGATGCGGTGATGATCGGCGCCGACTACCGGGGCGCGGTCAGGCATGAGCGGTGCGGGTATGTGCCGTGGGTGCACGTCACCGACGACCCGGGGGCGTTTTACTCGGCGATCGACTGGGACATCGGCCTGGCGCCGTTGCAGCTGAACACGTTCAACCGGTCGAAGTCGCACATCAAAGCTTTGGAGTACGCGGCGCGGGGGATACCGGTGATCGCGTCGGATGCGGAACCGTATAACCGGTTCGTGGTGCATGGGGTGACCGGGTTCCTGGTGAAACGTGACCACGAGTGGCTGACCTACCTGGAGGAGCTGGCCTCCGATGAGGGGCTGCGGGCGTCGATGGGCGCGAAGGCCAAAGAGGTGGCCCGCAGTTGGACGATCGAGCAGGGCTGGACCCGGTGGCGGGATGCCTACGAAGGGTTGTTCACGTGAAGATCAGGATGCTGGAGCACCGGTCCGGCCCCAGGTACGACGGCCGGTCATGGCCCCTTGTCGGCGTGGACTTCGACGTCCCCGACGACGAAGGCGCTGGGTTGTGCGCGCAGGGCAGCGCGATCCCCGTTGCGGTGAAGGACGCCGACGTGGAAGTGCGCGGCGCTGAGAAGCCCGCAGAAGCCCCGGAACCAGCCGGGGGCACCAAGCCCGCAGCGGCGGCCGGGAAGCGGCCCGGTAAGGCTTCTGGGCGCGGCCAGGGCTAGTGCTGCATTACCTCGGCCTCGACGGCGGACCCTGGTACAACTTCTTCTCCGGGCTGTTCGGCGTCCTGGTCGTAGGCTTCGGCCTGTTGTGGAACGCGTGGGTCAACGCACGCCGCCACAACTGCCACCAGCCGGGGTGCTGGCGCGTCGGCCGGTTCCCCGTGGACGGCACCCGCCTAATCGCCTGCCGGCGGCACCACCCGCACCCGCCGGAGCCGGAGACGATCCAGCAGCGTTACCACCTCTACCTAGGCGATCGGCCCGGTCGCGGTTAACAAACGGAAAGGCAACTGAGATGGCACTCGGCCGCGCATACAAGATCGGCGTCTTTGACACCGCGACGTGGACGCCCACCGGCGCGACGGTGACGACCACCTCCACGACGCCGATCCTCTACTTCTCCTCATCGGCGAACTCTGACCTCAACATTTCGTGCATCCGGTGCGGCGTGCTGGGCGCGGCGTCGTTCCCGTCGAATGCGTCCATCGTGTTCTCGCTGAACACGATGACCGGCACGAAGGCTGGCGGTACCGCGGCGGTCGCCACCCAGCTGTCGGGGATCGCGAAGGCGACGCTGCTGACCGCGACCTCCACCGCGGGCGGCAGCGCGCCGGCGGCGATCACCGGGCTCACCGCGACTACTTCCTGGTGGTCGCAGGAGATCCCGTTCACTGCCGGGGCGAACTGGGGTGAGTGGGTCACTCCTGGCTTTGAGATCAACTTCCCGGTTTCCGCGCAGCTGGCGCTGTGCGTGACCGCGTCGTCGGCGGGGACGGCGACGACGTTCGGCGGCGAGATCGAGTGGACCGAATAAGCGACCGCGGGTGGCATCGTCACCAGTGATGGTTGTCGTCGCCCATGAGGACGACGACATCCTGTTCACCTCGCCGGACATCCTCCACGACGTCGCCGGCGGTGCGACGGTCCGCGTCGTGTACATCACCGCCGGCGACAACGGCGAACTGTCCTCCTACTGGATGTCCCGGGAGTCTGGGGCGATGGCCGCGTGGGCGGACATGGCCA